TAAAATAGACTGACTCAGAGTTATGTACTCCGACAACCAGAGCATTTAAAGGGTCATGTCCATGACCTTCTTTTACTTCCCGATAATCGTCGGGTAGCAAGTTAGAAGCTACACGTAGTGCAGCCTCCACTGTTGCTGGGTGAATGTATTTACTCATTTAATGCGTGTTGTAATTTATCTATGGTATCTTGCATCCAAGACTCCCATGGATTACCTAATGGTAGATTCATACCTTTATACATACGGTTCTTTTTTAACCATTGACTGTATATACGTACTTCTTGTTCGGTAAGGGTGATGTTATACACGTTGATAAAATTTAGTATTGTAAGCTCCTTCCCATATCAAGTTATGAATAGTAGCTGGAGCTGGGTGTGTTGATTTAACTGTTAATGCTACGTTTATATTACTGTCATAAATAGGTACTTCTCTTAAAAGATTATCTTCTAATGTTGAAGCATTGTTAGCTGTATATCTATCTGCACCTGTTAATTCATGTAACTCTGTATAATCAACTCTACCTGTTCTACTTAATGTAGTTTCGTATAAACCTATAGGACCAAATCCAAACTTAGCTCGGTGTAATATAAGACTAGATCTAGTGTCAGCTCTAAAGTTTTCTCCTTCTCTAGTCACATAGTAAATAGTAGGTAAGTCAACTTGCATAGTAAACTGATGACCTATTAAAAAGGTTTGACTAGACCAGTTACCATCTATTTTTAAATTACTACCATCAATAGTTATTAATCCATATCTACCTAATTGATCTCCGGAGTCAACATCATAAGCTGCTAATTGACTTGTACTTTCTATACCAGTAGGTTTAGGAAATGTTGTTTCATTAGTTGTAGCGTCGTAAGTGTTAGATCCTGTTGTTACTGACATTAAATGATCTAAATGTACTCTATTTTCTGCAATAGCAAAAGTGTTAGAATCCATTTTTATTGCATATTTAAGTAACTGATCTTTACTGTTATTACGTACAACTACGTATAAATTATCATCTTGCATACAGTGGTATTGAATTGTTCCAGTCAATGTCCACTTAAACCAAGCTGCTAATTTTCTTTCTCTAATATTGTCAAAATACCTATAACCGTACAGTGTAGATGTACCTTCTTCACTAAAAAATATAACTGAGTTTTCTCTAGAGTTAGATATAAGTTTTAAATCTTTTTCAAATAATCTAGCAACTACTGCACTTTGTTCTATAACCTCTGGTTCACCTTCTCTTTGTATCTGTGCCATCTCAAAAAATCTTGAAAACTTACCAGCGTTATCTAAGAACCCGACAGTAGTACCAAGAGAGATAGGATTTGTAGCAAAGTTAAAGTTGTAAGTAGAAAGAGCATTGATCTTAGCGGTGGTTGGGCTAAACACGTCACTATCTGTAGTGAGCATGAATTGTTGATTTTTAGAAAATAATAATAAACCTGTGTTTACTTGTATTCCATCAAATAAAACTGCTGGATATTCTGAACTAGCTGATATGTCTATGGGGTCACTAGCTATAAGTTGTATAGCTGACTTAGCAAAGAAGTTAGTAAAGTCTCCGGGACGCGACATGACTATATTTTCATCAGCAAGTATTGCAAATCTGTTTCTAAAAAACAACAGTTTACTAACTCCTTTACCTATAAAAGAAGGTTCAGGGTTAGTTACGTCATCACCAACTATTGCATCGTCCCATTGAGGAACAGAATATTGTGTTCCGGAAATAGTATAATTAGAACCATCTAGTTCAGTTAATCTAAAATTACCGTCAGCAGTTCTGATAAGAATGATTGGCATTCTAGATCTTTTGAGTCTAATTAGTCTTCCCGGTTTAGCACACTCTTCCCATGTACCCTCACCATCTTTATCATTGTTACCAAAGAACTTAACAAAATGATTATCTTCTTCAGCATTGCTATTAACAACCTCTACAACCATGCCGTGCTTGCACTGAGAGGGCAAATCACCTACATCGTTAACTTTACTAGCAACCACGTTTAACAGCTCTCCTACGGGCGTAGAAGCGTTAAAGGCGGAGCTTCGTTTTATATGTAGTCCTGTACCAATAGTGGTAATATCTGAGTTAGTAAAATTACCACTAGCTACTAATGCAGTTCTGATATCTCCAAGAATACTCTCAGCAGTAATAGTAGTTTCTGTATCAAATGGTGTAGGGTTAGGTCTAACTAACGCAAGGTTAGCTTGCACAATAGATTCACTGGTTGCTTCAATAGTTACTTTATAGTAAGCATCCATCATAAATACATAAAAGTAATCACCTGTTTGCCATCCTTCTCCACCATGTAATAAATCATGTGTAGTTGTATACCTAGCTTGATACGTAACGTTACTTCCAGAACCAAAAGGAACTGATTGACCAGTTGTAGCTATACGAAAGTATAGATTATTTCTACCAGTCTGACTACCTTGGTTAGCTGAATTAAATATATTAACTGTATAACTGTAGTTAGTATCTGACTGGTTTCCATTAGCTAGGGTTCCACCGGTTGCACCTTCGTCAACAAGTGTAGTTCCAGTACTTACACTAAATATACGAGTACCAACGTTAGGCGCGAAAGAATCTCTACCATCTCCAGCAGGCTCTCCGCATCTAGCATTACCACTGTTACCTCTATCTGCATGTGTTCTCATTTTAAAGTTAGAGTCACAATAATTATTACTAGAGTTAACAAGAGTTACTTTTATACGTGTGGCTGTGGTAACTGTAGAAGTATTAGTATTATCAAAAACGTTTAACGAATACTGTTTTGCATAAGATATCTTTTTTAACTCGACAAAAATTTCTTTGCCAAAATTTCCAAGAGGTTCTGTAGTAGTATCCATCTCTGTAATAATGGACCTATTGTTTAGATAAGTAAAGTCGTTTAAAGTTAGTGTTTGTAAATCTTCGTCATTTGTGTGCATCAAATAGTTATCTTTTACAGTGACATTACTTGTACTAATAGTTCCACTTGCTGTATCTTCAACTCTAAATGTATTAGCATCAACTATTTCTGTAACTGAATAAACACCATCTGTGGCTCCGCCTGAAGTAAAGTCTAATTCAACAGCTCTTCCAACAGTAAAATCGTGGCTACTTAAAGTGACAGTAACTGTATTACCAGACCTAGTATAAGTTGCAGATCTGGATTGAGTAGTATTACCAACTACTACAGACTTTTCTGCTCCAGTTAAACAATCCCACATTTTAACAATACCAGTACGTGATATTTGTCCTATATATTGTTCGTTTTCGTCACGATAGTAATGAAACCATCTACCGTTTGCTGTAGAGTTATTTGAACCATCAGATAAAGATGCCACAAACTTTCCAGCCGGTCTTTTTAATAATCCTTGTGTAACGTCAGGTAAGGCGTTCACCATATTTTTTACCTGACCGGGAATCTTTGACTCGTCAGGTTGTTGTGAAATGCCAGCCGTTAACGCTGGAATAGTTTGTGTAATGTTTGCCATTATCTAATAAGTGCCTTGTAAGGTTGATAAGATCTGTAGTTACTTTCATGTGGAAAGCCAAAGAAAGTATGGTCTCCCTGCTCACAATCGTACTCTAATGCAGTTGCCTTAGTTTGTGCTTCTTCTAATTGAAGTAACTTAACTAAATCACCATTAGCAACTAATTGTGTTGCAGCTCTTACTGATGCTCTAGCAATAATATATCTTTGTATAGCTGGAGGTACATCATTGAAAGCTAGTAAGTATGTTATGTCAAAATAGTGATCGCCACTAAAAACAAATGTGTGATGAACATTGTCATATAATTTACCGTCTTTTCTCACTACATCTTTTGTTCTGTCAGATAAACCTTCGTAGACATCATACCTAAGATAGTTAGTAGGAATGATGTAGTGACCATTACTATCTGGAGATATTTTTACATGATCTTCTTTGTTAAAATGCCAGCCTTCGTTTTGCACGTCTTTTGTAACTTCCATTAGAAGTCCATGAATCATTGCAATCTGTGGGTTGGCAAATGTGTTTGCTATTTCTTGTCCTGTGTTAGTCGCGTCTGTAGTTACAGTTCCAAGTGTAGTTACAGGTGACTGACCAATGCTACCCAAGATAGAATTAACTGCGGATAGTTCGGTATCGGTTGCTATTTGAGTAGTCATAAATAAAAAAGGGGGACACGAAGTCCCCGTATAAAAAAAATAAATTAAGCGTTTGTTGGGTAGTTGTCACCGAACGCAGCGTTACCAGTAGAACCAGCATCTGCACCAGCAAGAAACTCAACACAAGCAGCAGGGTTTAGGAAATCTGCACCCATAGCTAGTCGTCCCAATATTACATCTCCTTGGTATACCACGGACACATCTCCAGATGTTACCTGAACTTGTGGTCCTATAGCTTCTACAACACCAGCAGCTTCTCTTTGGAAGACAAGACCGCAAGAGTTAGCGAAGTCAGAAACGTTACCGTAGTTATTGTTAATACCAGTTTGGTTAGATCTAGCATCTTCTGTGCTTTCTCCAACGAATGAACCTACATTACCGGGTGATGTTACACCGGGGTTTGCAGCTCCAGCAGTTCCGTACTTAGTACCATAAGCACCAAAGAAAGGAATGTTCATTGACTTGTAGATCTTGATGCCTGCAATTTCAATGATACCTTCTCCGCCTTGTAATGCTGTACCTTGTACGTCTCTGTTTACAAGACCACTAGAACCAACAGCTTGTATAAGTTCGTAGTACTGTCTTGGGTTTAGTACAGCTACTCTTCCTTCAGTAGATACGCCTTTCTCGTCTAGTGCAGCAGCAGCATCATAGAAGCCTGCTATTAGACACTGAGAGTCGTATGCTGCTGTAGCATTAGTAACTCCAGATCTTGTTAATCTGATTTGTGTACCGCCGGGTTCAACGAAACCGGACTTTGTGATTGGTGAAGCAAGACGTGCTCCCTTCGCGATTGCACGGAAGATAAGTCTGTCATACTTCTGAGCTAGAGCATATCCAATCTTCTTAGATATTTCTCCTCTCAACTCATAATGTGCGAGTGTTTCATCTAGCTCATACACGAATGCAGAACTGATTAATAGGTCGTCGCAAGTTATGGTTTTTTCAGCTACTGGAGGTGCTCCATCGGAGTTACCTAGTATGCTGTTGCCGGGTGTATGGAACTCGGCTTTTGTGTGTCCAGTGTAGATGAACTGTAAAGATTTTCCATTTTTTAGAGTTCTCTTCATAACGAGATCCCTTGCTATCGCATTGTGCTGGAAGCCTTTAAACATTTCTCCACTGAACAGTTTAAGGTAGAGTGCTCTTGCGTCACCTGTGCTATTGGATTGACCAGCACGGGTTAATGAAGAGGTCATACCTGTACTCTGTTGAGCCATGATTATGTCCTATTTTGAGGGGTATATTGTATCGTTCCTAACGTTAGAATGTTGTCAGTCTTAATTGGTCTAACGTGAGACTGGCACGTTTTGTGGTCTTTTCCCACCGTCGACGGGTAAAAGGTATCCTCCTCAGAGGGCTTTTCCCAAATTGAGTAGG